GAATTCGATAGCAGCATTAGGCGCAGTATTAAAGGTGTAAGAATTATCTAGTTTCAATTTTGCTAGTACATCCAAAGCCACAAGTAGCTGATCAGATTGGATCTGTAGTCTGTTGGATTTGTCTTCAGTCAATAGATCCGCAAATAGAAGGACTAGATCATAGCGGAGGGTAGTGCCGTTATATACAGAAGGTCTCACCACAGTCCAAAGGACAGGGTATTCAATCTCTCCACCATTATCTACATAATCGTAGATATCACCCTCTCCGAAGGTTCGGATCATTGGGTGTGCTTCTTGGATTGCCTTTAACTTTTTGACTAGGTCTACTAATGTCATCTTGCTTGCTTAGAAATTCTTTTAGCTTCTTTTCGTTTTTGCTGTAAGCCATTTTTTAGAATGGTTTTTTGTATCTATTGCCTTGGTATCTTTCGCTGTATGGTCGGTGATCTTCATAGTCTCCCCTGCCTAGATTGATAGCTACCTTGTATTGATTAGATACAGGTTGAATAGTAGTCACATCCGATCCTGGGTTCAAGTATTCAGGGTATAGGGTAGAGTTCGCACACAGGTAATTGATAGCCCGTTCAGCATACCACTCAGCATATCCTTTGTAGTATTGTGAAATACTTTGAAGTTCTGCGAAGGTAGGTTCTGTGATGTTCTCAGACTTTCTTTTTACTACTCCCTTATTCACGAATTTGTACTGCATAGCCATAGGCAATTCACCTAGGACATAGTTGAATAGGGTATCTGTTAGGTAGCTATCTAGGAAGGTCTTATAGACTGCATTTCCTCCTGATCCTATAGTCCCGTTTGAGATCAAAGTAAGAATCTTGTCATATAGTGCAGTACCACAGATAGGATGTATATACCTATCTTGAGTCATCTTGATCACCTGAGTGACATTCTTCAGGTCAATATTTGCAGAAGCTACAGTGAAATCCTTGAAGGACTGCTCACTGATCATTAATACATTTGCGCTCATCTTGATGTTTTTTCTACTACTACATTACGCTTCCACTCATGTCGGCAGAAAGGAGTTCTTTTGCCTGTGTTCGGGTTGGTATACCATCCACCACACAATTGAAAAACACTATAGCCTAGCTGATTGGATAGGTTTTGAATTTCTTCCCGTGTGAAGAATAAATCTCTTTTTATTAATTCTGAACACAAAGGTCTAGATCCGCTTTTAGCATCAGGTATATTAGGTCTTTTTTCATAGCTGTATAGCACCTTGAAGGAAGTCACAGGTTGAAGTCTTTTGATAGCTGCTACCCCTGATCTAGTCACGGATCTAGTGATCAAGCCATCTCTGTTGATCTTTTCTACTAGCACCTGATCATCTATCAAAGTATTGATTCTTGAGATCACAGATGCTTCATCTATCCCTACTGCCTTGGCTATTTGTGGGATGGTCACCGCCTCATTTCTTTGGATCTGAGTGATGATCTTCTTCTGTACTTCATTGAGCATATACTCAGCAAATAGATCCTGCTTGATGAAATCATCCATGCTAGAGAAGTGCATCTTTGAACTTTCAATCACTTTGAATCCTTGCTTTGATATCCCTTTACCTTCAAACTTTGATAGGATATTTGCATCATGTTCTGAGATGCTGCATTCAAGGTGTAGGTGATCAGAGAATCCTTGGGTAGGATCTGTGATGACTTCTGTAGGTGTTACGATTTCAGTCCGTACAGGTAGCCCAATCAATCCCCTCAATTCATTCACATCCATAGACTCAACTACCTTGGTAGCAATCAATGGGGATAGGCTGTTCAATGAGTTGATGATGTCCTGTGCCCCTTGGCTTTCCTTCTTCTCAATTGGTGCAAGTCCTAACTTCTCACGGATTTCATCCTGAGTCATGTTAGTGCTGATGATCTGCTCTGTGAATTGGAAGGATATAGGTTCAGTCTTCTTGATCTCAAGTTCAGCAATGATATCATTGAACTTCAAAAGGTAGTTGACTACTTCCTCTAGGGCTTGCTGCTTTGAGTTTACATAGGTGTTCTGAAATAACTCAGAAGCCTCTCTCATTTCTGCTCTGCCCCCTAGCTGCCCTTCAGTCTTAACACCGAAAAGCATAGGGCTAGTCACCTTGTGACCTGTGAAGATCTCCTGCTGAACTGTCTTATTCAATAGGTCAAAGTGCTTGTCTAATTCAGTACCTGATAGGTCAATGATGGAAGGTTCATTCTCCTTGCTATCATTGAATGCCAACATGAATTTTCCTGCATTCTTAGATCCTGCAAATTTTTCTTTGAATTGTCTTTCAATTCTATCTTCTTCTTCCTGGGATACCTTCCCTCCATTCAAGTTGATCAACTTGCTAGAGAACATCCCGTTGTTTATGGTGTTTAGGTGGTACTCACCAATAGAGATATCTAGTTCAATGTAGGATATAGCCCCTCTGTAATCAGGCAAAGAATAGGTATTCGCTCCCGCTCTGTATTCCTTAAAGTATAGGATCTGAGTTCCTGTGGTGTTGTTAGGATCAAATGCAGGATAGGTATCAAAATCAGGTCTAGGGTTGACATTATCGTTTTTGATCCAATTGTCGGACACATAGAATTCACTATTGTCTGCGTTAGTTCTCACCTTGTAGTAGTCTACATGATAGAGTTCTGCGATCTCACCCGTGCCCTTAGTCCATATCACCTGAAGATAGTAGCCTCCAAAGATGGATAGATCAGTCACTAGCTTCTTTGTCAATTCGTTCAGGCTTTCCTGCTTAGTGTTGATCCGATCAATCAAACCGAATGCCTTCGCCTTCTGCATTTCATCTTCAGCCTTGACAGTCCACCCGTTGCCACAGATGTAGTCTACCTTCCCTGTGATGATAGCGTTATTCTTTGCGCTATTGTTATAGATCCTAAGTAGGTAGTTCGGGTAGTCATTCTTTTCCCCGTAGTAGATATAGTCCTTCCCTTTTACTTCTTTGTAAACGGGTAGAGGCACTTGATCAAACTTAAATAACTTTATCATGCTGTTGTGTAGGTCTTATAGTTACCATTATACCCATTATATCTTACCACTCCTGTAGTAGATAGATCAGGTGCAGTCAATTCCATTTTTCCTGTAGCAATAATCTCAGCACCGCTACCCGTTTGGGTTACATAGTACCGCCAAAATCCCACAGTCCCATTAGTGAAGGATGCTGCCAAGATATTGAACTCTGAAGATCTCTGCTTGAAATCACTCACATCTGTAAGGGTCAAGGTCACTTCCTCCTTTGTCACTTCATTCTGAAATAGAAAGGTGTAGGAATTGCTGCTAGTTTCTCTTTTGTCAAATAGGGCTATGTAGATCGTACTATTCACCCCCTTCTGAATTATCACCATACCTTTAAATACAAAAAGCCTTTAGAATGTACACAAAAAAAACACCCCCAAAATTGAGGGTGCTTTCACATCTAAACAACAAACCAAATATTTAGGTAATTGGAATGACTGCTGTCACTTTTGGACAGAGTTCCTTCTCATTACCTGTGAAGGTCAAAGTGTATCCTGATCTATCACCAAAGGCAGTACCTGAAGCACTTCCTCCACCTGTAAGATCCAAACCATTACCTACACCCAAAAACCAGTTTTCTCCATTGTTATCTGTAGCAATCACTGCAAGTCTGTTTTTTCCCAAAAGAACAATCTCATTTCGGGTATTTACTTGCAATTTGTTAAGAACAATTTCAAGAGTTTGAGCATAGAAAATAGTACCATTCTGCACATTAGTATTCACAGCCTCAGCGAAGTTGGAAGATTCTTTCACAAGATCGTACTTGTAGAACCTTTTAGTTGCATCCATAGTCAAAGTAGTTACTACTCCTGCTGCTATGGTCACCACATTCAAATCCTCATAAGGTGCAAAGTACACTGCGGTTAAACCGCCTACGCTATCTTTGCAATCAAGCGTATAACTCTGAGTTAAGGCACAAGGCATATTTATATTTTATTTAATAAGTGAAGGGGAAGACGCCACCATCTTCCCCGATTTTATTTAAGGTGCTACATACTTCTTCCAGAACACTACTTGATCAGGGAAGGCAAGTTGTACACCTAGTTTGAATTCTACTACGAATCTCATTTCGTCTGCCTCCTTGGCATAGAACAGTTCGAAACGATCCTGCTCATTCAAAAGGTCAGTACCTAGGTACATATTTGACATTGAAAGACCTACTAGGTAGTCAGTTCCGTTCAATCCGTTCACACCAATCAACTTCACATTAGTTCCTGGAATGATCAATTCCATGTTCGCTGCATCTACAGGATAGTGGAATAGGTTAGCGTTTCTCAAAGCAAGTACATACTCTCTGAAAGTATCATTACCGCAGAAGATTACTACATCATCCTTATCCAAAAGTTCAGCAGGAAGTGCAGCAAATACTGCATCAACAGCAGCAATCACAGTAGAAGTAGTCAAGGTAGTAACATTCGCAGAGTTACCATTGATAGGATCACCTGCACCACCAAAACCTAGAGCATTGATGATAGTACCAAAGCCCATGAACTTGTTAAGTTGAGCGTTTCCACTTGCAGTATCTCCCTGCCAAATAGCAGTTTCAAGGGCTGCACCAATTCTAGCTACTTTCTGAGCAGAGTACTCAGCAGCGTATGCCATGTAGTCATAGGTAGATCCTTCTCTTAAAGCCTTCTGAGTGTACTTAGCTTCGAATGCCTTCGGGCAAATTGATTCCTGAATCTTAATCTTTCCTACAGTGATGGTTCTCTGAGTGATAGTAGTAGTTCCGCTTGAGTTGAAACCACAAGTTCCACCTGCTTGGAATACTGCATCAGTAGTCATGATGTTAATAGTCTCAGCGGATTTCACACCCACCTGAACATTACCTAGTGCTTCAATCAAAGAAGCAGTTTTTGCTGAGAAGATAGCAGCAGAAGTCAACTGCAATTCGTTCTCCTTTACATAGTTAGTTAAACCTGATAGATCTAGTGCCATTTTTTTATTTGTTTTTTAATTTTTGAAATGCGTTTTGAAGGCTGTTATACCTGTCACTTTTTTCTACTTTCAATTGTTTTGCAAATTGATTAGGACTTGTGATAGCTTTATCACTTGGTTCTTTTGCAAGAGACTCAAGAACTACTGCGGACATCTTCACCGCTTCCTCTACACTACCTGCTTTTTCTTCCATTGCCTTGACCTTTGCAGTCAATTCTTCTACCTTTTTTTCAAGGTCACCCATGGCTTGTTCTACCTTTGCCATTGCTTCATCCTTCTTAGGTTCTTCAGCAGGTACTTCAGCAGCAGCCTCAATCTCAACTTCGATCTTAGCCTCTTCTTCTGCCTTCTTTACTTCTGCAATTTTACCTTCTTCAAGGACTACTACTACTTCACCTGATTCTAGTTGATGCTCTCCAACAGGTGCAGGGATTTGTGCCCCATCTTCACCAATCACAAAGATCGAACCTGCCTCAAGATCATAGGCTACCATAGTGCCATCTACTAGCTTACCTTCAACCAATGCGAAGGCTGCCTGCTTTTCTGCCTCTGAGAAAAGTAGTTTTTTGATTTCTACTAGTGCTTCTTTTGCGTTCATAATTGTAAATATTTAGTTAATTAATTTTGTTCAATTTGGCTAAGAATTTTGAAGATCTGCTGCATGATCTGTTCCTCCTGGGTGATTACCTTATTTGTCTTCTCATATCTAAATAAACCCTCCACAGAGAACCCTTTGAAAGTCCCTGCCTTCACTTCGTTCCATATCTTCTCATTATCTACTTTGAAGCTACCGAACCATGATCCATTTGAGATGTCTTCAAATCCCTTGGGAGGCATGATTCCCTTCTCCCGATCAATGATAAAAGATTCAAACATATATACCCCATCTACAGGAGTAGAATGCTCTACATTTACCTTCGATTGGTAGCCCTTCTTGAAGAATCTCTGTACTATCTTCTTGATCTCAGCAGCAGAAAAGGAAACATAGTATTCCTCATCTTCATCCCTTCTGTAGATCGGTAAATCCGCAATCATCAAAGCACCTGTTACAATTCTCTGATCTTGATTCTCAATGCTGAATTTGTTGAATCCTACAGATCTAAAATCTTCTTGATTCATCTTAGATTCTGCCCATCTTAGCATAGGTTCACCACCCCAAAGAAGATAGCTGATAGTGCCACAGGCTTCAGTATCTTCAGGGTTGTAGTATTCGGCAGCCCTGCTTAGGTAGGAGTAAGTTCTTTTTATGGTCTCTCTAGAAAGGTTCTCACCATTCATGATTTGAGTAGCACGAACTTTCCCTACCTGAGTAGCGCATCTATTCCCTATTTCTTCATTCAAACGGATTCCCCGTTCTGCATTATCCTTTGCGCTCTGAGGGTAGTCATTAAATGAATCTTCTTGAAATCTACCTTCCCATAGATTGGAGCAGATAGCTACAGCCTGCTCTGATTCCTTACCTTCATTGATCACATACTCAATACATCTAGGCAAAAAATCTTCTTTGCTTTCACCTTGGCTAGGTTCTACAAATTGCTGAGAAAAGGCTAGGAAGTTTTTCTGAATTGCAGGGTATTCTACTAGGGCTATGAAGTCTACTTCTTCTTCACCTTCAATAGTATCCCCTATCATCATT